ACGAGGATGACCTGTTATCTGTAGCAGCATTCTCTATGGTAGAAGGCGCAATACTATATTCCAGCTTTGCCTTCCTGATGAGCTTTCAAGCCAATGGTAAGAACAAGATAGCCAACATACATGCAGGCTTAACCTTCTCTGTGAAGGATGAGAATTTGCATAGTGAAGGTGGTGCTTGGGCTTTCCGTACCTTGTTAGCTGAGAAAGAAGTGGAAGGCTATACAGGACACGATGCTCTCTATGAGCGTATCTGTGAAGCTGCTGTAAAGATTTATGAACATGAAGCAAAGATTATTGAAATGATCTTTGAGCAAGGTGACATCTCTGGCATTACTGCCTCAGACCTTCGATTGTTTGTAAAACACCGCATCAATCTATGCCTAATAAATCTGGGTATGGATGCCAAGTTCATTGAAGCTAAAAGTCCAATACAAGATTGGTTCTACAAAATGATTGGTGGTGATAGCCAGCATGATTTCTTCCACAAGATTGGCTCAAGCTACAACCGTAATTGGTCACGTACATCCTTCTATTGGATACCTGGTGGTCTGCAAGGCCGTAGCTGGGATGAACTATTAAATCCAAGGGAGGAGGCAGCATGAGCCTATTTGAAGAATTATCAGCAGAGCGTAAGCAGCTCCAAGCTGAAGACAAGCTACCTGACTGGTTTACCACACTGGGCTGGCAAGCCTTTAAAGGAAAGTACCTGTTTGGGTGTGACACTTTTGAGGAGCAAATAGACCGTATAGTAGACAACATAAGTCAGTACTGTCCTACGAACCATGAGTACTTCAAGGGACGCTGGAAAGAAATGCTGATGAGTAACCATGCCTACCTTGCTACGCCTCCTTTGGCCAACAATGGCACAAAGCGTGGACTCTCAGTATCTTGCTCTGGCAGTAAAGTAGGCGACAGTGTTTACGACTTTGGCACAGCAAGATTAGAAGCATCTATATTGTCTCAAGAAGGCTTTGGCACTAGCTCATACTTAGGAGCTATCCGTCATCGTGGTGCGCCCATATCTCGTGGTGGCAGTGCTGATGGAATACTGCCTGTCTTCAAAGACATGGTTACTATGGCCGACAACATTAGCCAAGGTGCTACTCGTCGTGGTGCTTGGGCTGGCTATGTACCCATTAGCCATGATGACTTTTGGGAGATTGCTAACGAGGTGAAGAATAATCCAGATGGCAGCAATGTTGGCTGGAACATCCACCAAGTTGATATTGACTTGCTTAACTCTGGAGACACAGAAGTAACAAGGCGGTTCCAAGAGACTCAATATCTCAAGTGCCTGACAGGTAGGGGATACTATTACTTCCCCGATAAGGTCGCTCGTCTGCAACCCCTGATGTACAAAGAACTTGGTCTAGCAAGTCTGGCCAGTAACCTCTGTACCGAAATCACCTTACATGCTGACGAAAACCACAGCTACACTTGTGTGCTGTCTGGCATGGTGGCTACCACTTATGATGAGTGGAAAGACACTGATGCTGTCTTCTGCATGACAGTCTTCTTAGATTGTCTGCTGTCTGAGTTTCTAATTTTAGCTAGGGAAATACCTGGACTTGAAAAGATAGTTAGAGGTACTGAGAAAGGCCGAGCTATTGGTCTTGGTATGACTGGCTACCATTCTGCTCTGCAACAAAGAATGCTCCCTTGGGGCAGCTTTAAATCTCACATGTTCAACATGAATATGTTTAGACACTTAAGTAGTGAGAGTTTGAAAGCTTCTGAGTGGATGGCAAAAGAGTGGGGAGAGCCTGAATGGTGCGAAGGACATGGTGTAAGAAATACTCACCGGACTGCCTTGGCTCCAAATGTCTCTTCAGCCTTAATCTTTGGCTCTGAGTCTCAAGGTATTTCTCCTTGGTATGGCAATGTCTATAACGAAGGTTCTGCCTCTGGTGGGATGTTCCGTGTTAACCCAGTGTTCATCGAAATACTGAAGAAGCATGGTAAGTACACCGATGACATCCTCCAGTTCGTACTAGACGACAGTGGCTCTGCTCAGAAGCTTGATTTCTTATCAGACCTTGAGAAGCAGGTACTACTGACCGCCTTTGAAATTAACCAAATTGAGATTATCAACTCAGTGTCTCGTAGGCAGGAATTTATCTGTCAGGGACAAAGCTGCAACCTATTCTTTGCGGCTGATGAGGATGAGCAATACATCTCGTATGTACATCAATATGCATTTGAAGACCCAAACATTAAAAGCCTGTACTACTTAAGAAGCAGGTCAGGTGTTGATGCAAGTAAGGGCGGGTGTGAATCCTGCGCTAGTTAAATTTATTAGGGTACTGGCCTGTAAATCTGGAAGAGTCCAGCCAAGTTATTCCAGGGTGCTTAAGTGCATTAATAAACAAAGCCCTAATCTGGAGAATCTAATTATGAATAAAGTTGAAAATGTAAAAGAGGAGCTAGGTTTCTGCGAATTATTTGCAGACAGAGACACCTGTAAAGAAGCACAGGAGTACCTGAACATGGTTGCTCAAGGCTCTGAAAATCCGATTGCTGTAATTACAGCAGGAATGGTTCTGGCCAACACAATGATTAAGGTTATCAGCGAGAAGTATGACCTTATCCGCAAGGAAGGAACCAATGAGCAATAGTCAATTTGTGCAAGATGCACTACGTACAGAAAGCAAAGGATTCATGTTACAAAACCCACGCATATTACATGCAGCAATGGGCCTAGTTACTGAGTCTGGCGAACTACTGGATGCACTCAAGAAAGCAACTTACTACGGTAAAGAATTAGACCTCACCAATGTTAAGGAAGAGGCTGGCGACATCCTGTGGTATCTGGCAATTCTATTTGATGCTCTTGGTACTTCTTTCGAGGAAGAACAAGCTCGTGTGATTGCAAAATTGAGAACACGTTTCCCCGACAAGTTCACTGAAGAGGCTGCTGAAAATCGTAACCTTGATGCCGAGCGTGTCGTACTAGAGCAAATAAACATATCAGAGAAAAATGCCTGCCTGCTTTGTCAGTTAGGTTGAACAACAAACAAAGTATAAGAATCTAGTACAGATGAGTTATAGGTAAGGTTACCACGACCTCGGCCACTCTAAAACGCCAAACTTGCACCAGTGTGGATTGCTTTACCCGTCCCTTGACTCCGATATAGCGTATTCGGATGACTGCCAGGAAAGACTGGCACTACCTAAGCTAATTCTAGCTAACTAAATCAAATTATGAATATAAGTATTCAGGAGTATCAATCATGGCTGTAGCCGAGAAGAAAGAAAATAATATCGTTACTATGAAGGACGTAATTTTTATGTACTCTTCAGTAACAAAACCAGTTGAACAGCTTAACACTGAGAACAAGCCGCCTTTGACTGATCACGACCTGGAGATGCACTCTTTTGAGGTTAAAATATTAATCACTGATGAGCGTTTCAAGCATCTGAAGAAGAGCTTTAAAGGTGCAAAGAACTTGCCTAATGCTAAAGACTTTTCTGCTGAAGATTGCGAAGAAAAGTTTGGTGTCGAAGTAGAAGACGACATGGTGCTGGTTAAATTCTCTCAGTCTTGCTTAGTAGGCAAGCCAAGCCAACGCCGCGCATCATTTCCTATTACCCAAATTGGTATCAAAGGCAAAGTCCAAGACAACTTGGGCCACACTATTGACCAAGACACCAACTTGGGAAATGGCACTTTAGGTCACTTCCAGTTCCGTCCTGTAGATGGCAAGAACGGCTTGTATCTGTATCCCCACTTAATCTGTGTTACGGAGTTGGTTGAGTTTGTTGGTGGTGGTGGAGAGGATGACTTTGATGCTCTTGGCCTTGGAGAGTTGGATGAGACCGACATGGAAACTGTTGGTGCAGAAGCCAGTGAAGACATGGACGATCAAGACGATCAACCAATGTTCTAAGCCTTAAATTAATAAAGTTACTTGAAAGCCTGCCTATGAAAATAGGTGGGCTTTTCTGTTTCTGGAGAAGCATATGAAAACTTATAGAGTAGTAACAAGGGATGGTAGAACTAAACATATTTCTGCCTACACCTATTCTGACGCTTACCAACAAGCCACTGCCTTTGCTGGGGATGACTTAATCCTTACCTTTGAGGAGGTCTAGCTATGAGCCTAGCTGCATTAGGACTATTAGATTGGGAAGAGGAGGACAACACACTACTGATTGATGGCGACATCATACTCTACCGACCCTGTTGTATTTTCAATGAAGATGATGACATTTCACGCAGGCAGATTCAGAAGTACGTCAACCTAAAAATTGATGAGCTGATGAATGCTGCCAACTGTAACAAATACATCATGTTCGTCACTACCAAGTTCAACTTCCGAGATGACCTAGTAGATGACTACAAAGCCAACAGAGTTGATGTGGAACGCCCAGTAAACCTATCTTGGGCTAAGAAGTGGGCTGTTGAGAAACTTAACAATCACTACCACAAAAAGCTAGAAGCTGACGATTTGCTGGGGATACATACCTCTGAGAATACAGTCATCTGGAGCTTAGACAAAGACCTCCGACAAATACCAGGTAGACACCTAGATGATGAGTCTCAGAAGGTCATTACAGTAACCCATGAAGGTCGATTAGAAGACCAAGGCAAGAAGGTGTATTTCGATGGAACTATCGGATTCTATTACCAGTTACTTATTGGTGATTCTACTGATTATATCGTTGGCTGTGGATCACGAGTTGAAGCCGTCTATAAAAGCGGTGCTAAAGCTGGTCAAGCATACATTGCACGAAAAGGTGTTGGGCCTAAGGCTGCTGTTAAGATTTTAGCTGCTGCTGGTATGGCTGCTGTCTACTCCAAAAGTTGTGTATTAAAAGCATCTTTGCAGGCAGTGATTACAGAGTACAAGAAGTTACATGGCGAGGACTGGCAAGGGCATTTAGAAACCCAAGCTAACTTGCTATTTATGATCCGTGAGCAACACGGTGAAATCATCAAGCGTTGGACGTTTGACAACAGAGAGGAATACTTTTGCCTAACTAGAGGGATAGTTCTGGATGAGTACAACCCCACTGAGGCTACTAAATAACAGTAGCGTTGCAGCAACGAGAAAGCAGTTTTCCATGAAGCAAAAATACGTCTGCCCACTATGTAGAGGTACTCTTGCACAAGGAATTACTGCCTTAGATCATTGCCACAATACCGGACACGTAAGGGCAACCTTATGCCGTTCTTGCAATGTAGGAGAGGGAAAGGTCAAGGCAGCTATGCTGTTCCGTACACCTAAAACAAATCTAGCTTATAAAGATCAGATTTCTTGGCTAAGAAACTTAGCAGATTATCTGGAGCACCATATAGCTAACCCTTCTGGAGTTATTCACCCTACATTCGACCTGAAGGCTGGCAAGCAGAAGCCAGTGCGGAGAAGAAAATAATGAATAAGGATATTCTAGTAATAGCTGATCCGCAAACCGATAGCAGCACCCCACTTGACCACCTACATGCACTGTCCAGATACATCTGGAAGCATAAGCCTGCAACCATAGTTCATATAGGTGACCATTGGGACTTTTCCAGCCTAAGCACTTATGCATCTGCTATGGAGCGGGAAGGTAAGCGACTACAAGATGATCTAGCTGGAGGCAATAACGCCCTAAAAGCTATCTTCGGGTACGTTGACGACAAGAACAAAGCTGCAAAGAAAGTACCTTATAAACCTAAGAAGCATTTTGTCATGGGAAACCATGAGAATCGCTTGAAAAGGTACATAGATGAAAACCCAGTTTTGGCTGGCATGGTAGACCTTGACGGTTTTATTGAGTCACAAGGCTGGACTGTAAATCAATATCTTGACCCACTCTGGGTAGACGAAATCTGCTTCATGCACTTCTTACCAAGCCCTGAAAGCTCTCGTGCTGTGGGTGGAAGTATAGAAAATAAGCTGAACAAGTTTCCACATAGCTTCGTACATGGCCATCAACAGAAGTTTCAGTATGGCAGAAGGCAAAACCTAATTGGCAAACCACATTTTGGTGCCTGTGCTGGTTCCTTCTATATGCACGATGAAGGCTACCGTGGGGCTAACAACACTGAGATTCGTGGCTTCACACACTTTAAGAATTATGAGAACCGTTACGGCTTCTCTGACTACGATTGTGAGTTTGTATCTCTGGAGCGTCTGCTCAACCAATACTGAGAATTAATTATGGCTTTATCAGATGGAGAAATCCTGGCTGATGCTGGCGAGCTTGTGAACGACATAGTTGCTGACTTGCCAGCTACTCAGACACATACCCAATCACGAGAGTCCATTACAGACGCTCGTAAAATTCTACTAAGGGCAGCTTCGATAATTGAGGAAATGCTTAAGGACAAAGTAGACCCACCAACTCTGCATTAAGGAGAACCTTATGCTTTATAGAATGGGAGCCACACAAGAGCAACTAGCTCAGAAGGCTCAACAAAGAACCTTAGAAAATACAAAATTTGCTGGCTGGATGATGGGGCTAGTTAAAGATGATAGTGGGGAATACAACAGTAACCCACTTACCGATGAGGAGATAGTTGCTATAGCTGCTAGTAAAAAGCCCTACGCATCACTTTATCGAGGTGCGGCAGAGCGTATTCAGTTGGTAAATTGGAGAAAACAAAATGACTAGACGTACCGATTTTCGTAAGGCCAATACCTACACTGGACAGAAGATCAAAGGCTCTGTAGATATAGCCTACAAGATTGATGGAGTTCGTATTCTCTACCGTAATGGTGAGTTCGTCACACGCAATGACAAAGTTCCTCCTGGTCTTGATGCTGCACTAACT